CTAACCATATTGCTTCACCCCCCTTACTTTTAATCTCTGGTTGACCCATAGGAGAATCGGGAAGTTGGACCCACGGTTGAGCTATCACAACAAATGTATTATAATAGGGGAAATCTTCTTTTTTAGACCTTGTAATACGTGAATGGATTCCCATCCCTATTTTATCCGCTAAAACCTTAGCATTGTGCATTCCTCCACCTTTACCTTCAAAAGTCATCTGGCAGGGGATGGACCCTATTGAGTCCCATAGGAATAGTAGGTTATAAGGAATATCCCCCTTTTCTTGAGCATCAAGGATATCGTTCATAAAATCTGTTGCTTGCTCAATATAATCAAACGAGTCGTTAAAGATAAAATGACCATCCCATTCCCCATCTTCATTCTGGTGTGCTTGTAACCCCAACTCAACGGCATGCTTCCACGACCATTTCTTTTCACTGATTATAAACACTGGTAAATGCCCTTTTCTTTGTGCGTCAGCTGCCGCCAAAATCATTGCGGTCGATTTTCCTGCGTTACTGAACCCTAAATTGAGGTTAATCCCCCCCATTACAGGACCGGGTATTCCACACGCTTCATGGAATGCTTCACCGCAGTAATAATAGTCTTCCGCTTTATATTTTGTTTTTGTAGAATATTTGGATTTTATCGCATCCAATGATATTTCTTTTTTCTTTAATGCCATAATAAATAGTTTTATATAATAATAAAAAAGGGTAGTGATTAAGTCAACCACTACCCGTTGTCAGGGTCTTTTTTTTAATGATTAGAATGGTAAATCTTCATCAACGTCAGCGTTTGCTTGAGGATCTTCGTATGATGTAGTTGTTGTTTGAGTTTTTGTTCCACCCATTACTACTTCACCTTCTGTAGAATCACCGTATACCATTTTACCTAAAGCTGAATCCCATCTTGGAGTTTCACCTCTTGCGATTGCTTCAAGGTATTCAACTGGTTTTTTGGAGTATACATCTCTCCATGTTGTTGTATCAGTTGCCCAAGTTGTTGCTTGTTCCTTATCTTCATGTAGAGGAGCCGGGTCTTCGTACATAACTGTTTGGATAACAGTATATTCACTTCCTTTTGGTGATTTCGCCATTGCTAGTTCAAGGATAATATCTCTACCATTTTCTGGGTTTGTGATATCACCTTTTGATCTGAATAAAGGAATGATTTTATCTAATACACCTTCATTTTTGTAGTTATGTTTGAATCTCCAGAATTTTGGACCATCTTGTTCGTTATCTCTATCAATAACTTTAACTACATAAAATTTTCTTGTCCTATATTGATCAGCTAATTTCTTATCAGATTCTTTTCCAGTTGCCCTTAAGTCATCATATACTTCTGTTAATGGTGATCTTTCTCCGTCGTTTTTGTCTGGATCGTAGAATTTTGTTGTTTTTCCATCAATATAGATTTCGTGGAACCACGCTTCCTTGAAGGGTGAAGATCCATCTTCTGTTGGTAGGATTCTTAATCTTCGTTGTCCTTGTTTTTCACCTTTTGGTAATACTGCCGCGAAATAACGCTTTAGTCTATCCTCCTGACTTAATTTAGGAGTTGATGAATTTTTTTGTTGTGCTTGCTCGTATTGGTTTAATACAGCATCTAATACATTGTTCGTCGCCATTTTGTGTATAAATTAAATTGTTATAAGTTAAGTATAGTGTCTAAATATTATTTTGTCAAATAAAAAATGGGATTTTATTTATCCCACCTTTTATTAAATTTTCATAAACCCTTGATTATCATCATCTTCCTCTTCGTAGTTTCTGAATGATTTTTTTATTTCATGTGGTGAAAAATCTTCAACTTCATCTTTTGTTAAGATATATTCATCTTTTCCTTGTTGTTCAAACTTATCTTGATTGTCGTTGAAGAAATCTGATAATTTTTGGTTATAAGGTCCTGAATCTAATGATCTTAATTGAAGTTTTTCTTCTGGTGTTTTTTCTCTATATTTTTCAATTTTTGCTTCTAAATCATTTAATTTATTAACGATATTATCCATATCACCTAATCTATTTTCAAGATCTGTTAAATGACTAAATAATTGTTGGAAATATTCTTCTTGTTTTTCTTCAACATTCTTTTGTGATTTCACTAAGTCTGTTATTTCCAACTCTTCTTTTTTTGATTCTTCTTCTCCCACTTTTTCAACTTCCGGGTCTTGAGCAACATCAACTGGTTGTGGTGCTGGTGGTGTTGTCGGTGCTACCTCTGGTGCTGTTGGTTCAACTGGTGGTAGTTCCGCCATTGGGTCAGCCATTGGATCTTCCGCTGGTGGTGGGGGTAATTGAGCATCTTGTTCCATAACATACTTATTTATGGAATTGAATCTTGCCACTTCTTCTAATATTTTTCTATCGATTCCCATATTATCCGTTTAATAATTGTTTAACTCCAGTATTTGTTTCAACCTGAATTCGTTTATTTGTGTTGATTGTATTATCAACTCGTTCAATTAATCCATCACGCATTCTAATTGTATAACAACTTCCTGTATCTAGATCACAAACTTCCTTGAATCCATTTCCTGCGTCTTTTTCTGAGTATCTTGTTGGTTTTCCAAGATAATTCTCCAATATAGTTTTTGTATCCATAATAATCCCTTTATATATAAATATATGATATTATGAAAAAAATCAATATAAATAAAAAACCCCCCATTTTTATTATGGAGGGTTAACTATTTTTGTTTTTAATTATTAAATCGGAAATTCTGTGATGACCGGATTATAAGCAATTAATGGTAATTCATGTATCCACTCAAACGCTCCGTTTTCGTGAGTACATCCATTTACTTCTTCTTGTGAGATAAACCAATTTCCTTCAGCATCTTGAGTTGGATTGAAGTATTGAACTCCGTCATAAGTTTGACCTACTAATAAGTCTTTTTGTTCTTCTGTTAATAATCTTACAATCATTTTTTTTATATTTTTAATTTAGTTTATTATTATACTTGTCTTCCAAGTGTTGTTTGGAATGTTTGTACTGCTGTGTAGAAGTTTGCTGTTTCTGCGTCTGATAAACCATTACCTATAAATGCAAATGCTTGTTCTCTTGATGAATAAGAACCATTGGTACCATTATTTGATAAACATATAGCACTTGTAGGAATAGAACCACCCATAGAAGTTGTAGATGTGCCTATAACTGATGAATTTCTAAATTGTTTTAGAGATGTTGTTGAAGTTCTACTCAAGGTGAAAAGTCCACTAGAATCAGTATTTGAAGTTATAATCGAGTAAGGATTTGGGTCTCTATAACATTGAGAATATATCTTATTATCTGTCCATCTTGTTTGAATTGCTAAAGCTTTTATGTCACTAGTATATATACCAATATCATTTGATGTTTGTGCAATATTTGTTCTTGAATAAAATCCAATAGATATACCTGATACTGTTGGGTAATTAACTGATGGTATCAATTTAGTATCAGCATATCCAGTTGTTCCATTTGGTTGAGCACCAGTTGAGCTATGTGTCCAACCTCCATTAAACACTAATCTATACGCCGCATCTAAATCACGTGGATCCTTCAAGTTGAATTTGTGTTGTGAAGCTGTACCACCAACGAATGGATAAACCGCTTTTAATTTAGTCCAAATACCATACGTCTTTAATTGTGTTACCAAGGTATTGATTGCGGACTGTTGTGTTGAGTCGGTGATTGAAGCAGCGGTTATAAACGCTTGAGCGTCAGTGTCAACCGTTGACCCACCCCCACTACTTGGAGTTCCAATATTCCAACCAAGTCTTGCTTGGCCAAATTCATTAAAATAAGTCATAATTTATTTTTTATATATAAATATCCAACAAATAAAAAAAATCCACCTTTTAGGTGGATTAATTTGATGAATTGAATATTGTTATTGATTCTTTAACTTTTTTCTCCATATTTTCCAGGGATGTTTTGTCTAGGGATGAATAAACATTTGGGTTTTGTTGTTGTGATGAAATATTTTGAATGATAAATTGTGTTATTGATTTTTCATCAACTGTTATATTCCCCATTCTACTTTTCCATCTATTAATTAAAAAACGAACATGACTATCCAGGTCTTTAAACTCGGCGTATGGTAGTGTTAATTTGTTTGAAGATAAACAGAAGTATTGTTCAAATATCAATGTTTGTATTGACACACCCCAATATCCGTTTAGGTCAATTCCTGCGAAATTATTTTCATATGCTTTAAGTCTTGTACCATCATTTGATTCAACGAACATCGCGGCGAATATCACGTATTTCAATTTCCCATCATCAATTGGTAGGTTAGTTAATATGGATGTTTTCGCTTGTTTATAAGTTGAATAGTATTCTGACGGATCCGTATTTACCGGATATTTTTCATATGACTTATTTGGTTTACAAGTTGTTGATATTGTTTTTTGACCATTTATTTTATCTGTTGTTTTATCCTTTTGTGAAATTATATTTCCTTTTTCGTCTTTTGTTTGTTTTTCGTCTTCAATTTTATCTTGTTTATTTTGATCAATAATATGTTGTAATAGATTTGTTTTTATTACCGCAAGGAAATCATCTTGTGTTGGTAGTTGTGCAGCAGGTTGTCTAATCCCCTCGAATATTGTTTCAAACGTTCCTGGTTTAATTGAGTGTGATACCTTTGTTATCATATATGGACCATTATACATTGGAACGTGTCTTAAGTTAAAATACATGGCAGGTTGAATCATCGCGTTCCCCATCATGGATACGGTACATGTATAACTTCTAACCTTATATAGGTTATATAACGACACACTTTGGGATACTCCTTTTACGTTGTGGTAGTTATTTGCTAGTTCGGTTAATAATTGAAGTGATTCCGCTGTTGACGCATGATTATCTTGACTAACCATAAAACTTGTGAACATGGATTGATTTTGTGGACCAATATCAATATTAAATCCAGCGACTTTGTTTGACTTGTCGTGATCTTTTTTATTTGTTTGATCTTCGGATAATACATTCCCACATTTAAGTTCAAATGAATCATCATTTCGTTGTGTTAAATCGGTATCCATGGCAAGTTGTTCACTACCTTTTCCTGCGTACATACACACCATTTTTGTTGATGATTCTCGTGTATCCACATTTAAGAATGTTCCAAACATATTGTTTGCGAAGTCGGCACTTGCTTCAGGTCTTGGTATTGCGTTTTTACTTACGGTTTGAACGTTATAGAAATTAACATATGCCGGAACATACATCACCTTAAAATGATTTGATGTTATTATTCCATGAACAAGGTCAATCATTGATCGTTTGGTATTAACTTCATTTGTGATTAACATCGCTTCTTTAAGTTTGTATATATCAACAATCACTTTATTTCCAATATCCCTACTTGCTCTATCAATAAACATAACATCTTCAAATAACGTCCTTGTTTTAAGATCTGACCCCGCAATCCATTTATCATTGGTCGCCTTAAAAGATGCCCATAAATCCCTTTTTATAAACCCCCCCGATGCTAGTTCACTTGATATTGTTATCGGTGTATCGTTAACATCCGGTAGTTCCTTTTGAAGTTTTATCATTAAACTATTGATAATTTTATCTTGAAATAAATCATTCTTGGTTAAATAATCTTCCATCAATTGAATGAATTTAAGATTATTTAATGTATTATCTTTTAATTTTTGTGTCGCGTATATTTTTATTAATGGTGCGAATGTTTTAATGTTTGATACATTAAATTCAACGTTATTATCAATAAAGAAATCGGTAATATATGAACCATTATTTGTATATTTCAATCCATCAATTTCTGAAAACCCAACATATGTTTTAAGGGTTGACCATTCCAATGGATAGTTTGTTTGTGATGTTGATAATGGTATTGGCCCCCCATTATATGGTAGGGCATTTGGTGATGCTACGGTATATGGACTCCATTGGTATCCATCAATTATTTCATGTTGTGAAAAAGTATAAAACAATTTCTTATTAAAATTGGATGGATTTCCATATTTGAAATAAACATCTTTATTTATAAAATCATTTAACACACCATTTAATGTTTGAAGTTGTCTTTGTTGAATCAATGTTATTAATTGATTTGATGTTGTTCCGGTTGTCTTTTGAATTTTTAATATATCCAACATTAACATTTGGAAGTTGACAAAACTTTTTTCATTTTCTTTTGGTGTAAAAACCATCCCCGTATCATAATCATAAATTGATTTTGAGAAATTTAAGAATTCATTCTCAAACATATCCAAAATTTCTTTATTGAACACGGTTAATATTTCCGAAATATCCGAATAACTATTTGACCCATTTAAGGAAAAATTTTCTTGATTGGATGATGTTGGATTTATTGTTTTTATATATTGTAATGGTGTTGGTCTTGTTATTCTTGTGTTATCAAAATAACCATAATTTGGTGCCGTCCAGAATAACCTAACCGATCCATTATATATTGAATCATTATTTAATACTTCGGTTTTTAATTTATTTGCCGAATCAAAACATTCATATTCCGTTTGATTAATAAATGAACCTTCGGATGGGAATATATAAGTATTTAAGTCATCTTGAGAATTAACACTTATTGTCCATGGAATAATTCTTATATCCCTATTAACATCATTTGGATCCACTCCTTTTCCTTTATTAACTATTGCTTCGGATATATAGTTCATTGTTAAACCTGAAGTGAACCCCTTATTTATTTCCGTTGAAGTATAACCTTGGAATAGTTCATATCCTTGGTAAAACACATTAAAGTCATTAATTAATTTTGGATAGAATCCTGTATTAATCAATGTTGAAGTGTCAGTACCTATTGTTGTATTTTTTTCAAGTATAATATCAACATCCCCCCCATTTATGGTTAAGTTATAATTTTTTGTTTTTGAATTTGTTATTGGGTCATAATTTTTGATATAATCAAAGTTATCCCAGATATCATCTAAAATATCAACATTATCATTAACATATTTTTTATATCTATACCATATTGAACCATATTTTAATATCCAGGCGTATGGTACTTTATGTACTCCACCGAATTTTTTGAATGACGCAAATATATAATCTAGTTCAGTATTTTCTGTTGGATTATATGAAATATATTTTTCTTTTAATGTTGATAATGGTAATGAATTTAAGAACAAGTATGCCGCGGAGGTATATGGATGGTCATTATATTCCCTAAATTTCTTAACACCATCTTGAATGGCGTTAATAAAATATGGGGTGTTTAACATTGATACCGTTTGGTTTGTTAATACATCACCAGAATAATTAACATATCTTAAATTCCCTTCCGTTATTAATTGTGTTCTATTTGTTGTATTATTATAATAATTTTTCAATGAAATCTTATCAACAATGTTTGGTTGTTGTGTGTTTAATGTTGAAAAATTGGTAAATAATTTTTTTGATGATTTATCATCGGTGGGTAAAAAATTGGAAATAACTTTATTTGTTGTGTTAAACACCAATGTTTTTGTTGTGTTGAATGTTTGTGTATTAACAGTTGTTTTATTACCATTGGAGGTATTACCACTAACCCACTTTATATCTGTAAATGGGTATAAGTCAACCAATGAAAAATCATTTGTATTTGTTGTTAAATAATTTGTTAAATCACCTTCATTTTTTAATGTTATCAATGGTTTTGCCGAAGACGAATCAATTATATTTTCATCAACAAATGTAAATTCCGCATTTGATGTAATATTCTTAATATAAGATGTATTATATATACCACGAATAAAATTCTGCCAACTTTCACCAATACCACCATTTGATATATGTCTTAATAAAGGTGTGAAATTTGTGGCGTTAATACCATATTGTTTTAACTTCTTGATTAAAAATGGATTTTCATTAGATAAACTATTAAGTAGGTTATTACTTTCCATATCCGCCAACAAATCCACAATCTTATCTGTTTGATTAACGATTTCACCAACTCTGGATAATAAAGGGTAGTTTGAATGTAAAAACAAACGTTCATAAATTTCATAAAAAAACTTAACTTCCTCCTTGTTAGAATAAACACTATTACTTATCGGAAATTCAATTGCGTCAACAGATATTCTATTTATTCCAGTTAATTGGTTTTGACCTTCAGTTGGACTTTGTGGCGGTTCGGTACGTTGTGTGAACCCCTTAATAAATTCTTCAAGGAACTCCACTTCTGGCCAAGCACTATAATCATACGCCTTTGTTGAGTTGATATATTTCGGATCACCAGGATATTCAATCTGGTACTTTTCACGACCTTCTTCACCATCCGTTTGAATAATGTATTCAGGCCAAGGATAAACTGGGATTGTTCCATTACCACTAGAAATATTGTCTTGACCAGATGTTGCTGATTCGGATGTTAATATCGCATTTTTTCTACTAACATTATCACGAACATCCCACGCTTTAGTATGTACATCGTCCATCAATCGTAAAAACGCTTCACCATTGGCGAAAATAACCGCTAAAATATTACGAATGGTCGGTACAAAACCAAAACCATTGTTTTTTGATTGAATTAAACTTAATAAAGAATCCGTTAAATCATTATCAATTTTTGTTGAATAATCATTATAAAGTTTAACCATTTCATCCAAATATTTAGTGAATGTTCTATCCCCCTCAAATACAAAATAATCAACTTTATTTATTTTTTGCCCATCACCTAATGTAATATCCGTAAAGTTTAATAATTTACGATTTTTTAATTCATTCTTAAATAACCCTAGTTCTTCATCTGAAGGGATTTTTCCAGTTTTTTTAACTTGTTGATATGTTAAAACATAATCAATTTCATTATCACTAATTGTTCTTGTAAAAATTTGATTGGTTATTGAATTAGGTATTGATGACGATTTTGACTTCCCACTAATACTATATTTTCCATCTTTACCGAACGTATTATTCTTAAGTAGTTTTTCATTATATTCCTTAATAATCCCATCCAAATCTTTTTTGGCGTTAGATTTTTTTTGTTCGGAATCCAATATTTCTTTTTTATAGATATAAACTTTTGTTTTAGAATCTTTTAACACCAAAAAATTATCAACATCCAAATTATCCCTAAACCATGAAGGAAATCCAGTATAAATTAATTTACGAAAATTTGTTAAATCATTTCTAAATAATTCTTTATCATTTAATGGATTGGCATTTTGTTTGGTATATGTATCCATAATAACTTTAACAAAATTATCAATCTTATCTTTTAACTGAATTATCGTTAATTCGGGAAAATCTTCTTCAATTAACCCTTTTGATTTATATTCATTATATAACTCCTTAACCTTTTCATACCCCAATTCAACATACCCTTCATCAACATTTGAAAATTGACTAGGTCCACCTTTTTTTGTAGTAATTTTAAGTCTAGATTTATACATATGGGGAACAGCCATCATATGACCGATGTTCACCTCACTCAACATCGTATATTTATAAGTGTAAAACTTCAATGAAATTTTGAAATTCCCATCACCAGTGTCGTATCTTGATGAAAAGTTTTGTAATAATAATGGTATTTTTATTGCTTTACCATAGTACCCTTTAATTGTCAAATGAAATAGAGGATATGGTAAATTAAAAAACGCGGCGTATGGTGATGAATTTCCCAATTCAAACATACTTCTACCTTGAATATCAACAAGTTCCATTGATATTACCGGCATAAAGTCTAATCCTTCGGAAAATTCAATACTTGTAATACCTAATAAACCATTATCAACTATCTTCCCTTTAACCCCTTCCGAACTAACGTATTTTTCACCTTGATTAACCTTTTCTTGATTTGTCGCTCTACCTTTAATTGACCCTTTACCAGTGATTTGATCGGTATACGCGTTATCCATCTTTTCTTTATTCCCTGGTTTAAGGAAATTTAAGCTAGCAACAGTAATAACTTCCCCTTGATTCTGTCCGGTAGCACCAACAACTAATTTAGTCCTAGGTATAACTTGACACTCAAGGTTAGCATACATAACCAAGTTTTCTTGTTTTACATATCGTTCCTTAACTTTACCTTGACTATCCACCACTTTATTCGGATCAATCAATGTAATGTTATCACAATCAAAATCAACGTAAATATTTTCTGAATTATCTACCATAATAGAAGAAGTGGGTGTTTAAAGTATTTTTATAGTCCTGTAAAGAAGCTACTAAAGGAAATGGAATTGTCAAGACTGTTCCGTCAGAAATATTCCATTCTTGTCCCCCAGCAATTGGATTTGCCAATAGTATTAACCACCCAAAATAAGGTGTACCATAATATTGTTGTGATACCTTATCTAATCTTGATCTTCCAACTTTATATATATAATTCTTATCACTCGTTTTTGATGGTAATGTAATATATGGAACAACGGTTTGATTACCGTTAATATTAAAATCACTATATCTATTATAATATTGTTTTCCCATATTTTTTAATTTAATTTTGTTTTATCGTTGAATATACTTTTCGGTTCACTAATCGGCGTTGTTGAATATAACATACGTAATCCGATTTCAACTAAAGACCTAACTACATCATCTGTTGATACTGTGGTAAAATCAAATATACGTGTTTTACCTTTTGGATACATTTTGGATTCAATACCATCCGTATAATCTTTATACGTTTTAGATTGTTTATATGTTGTAAAAATGTTTTGTTCGGCATCATATTCTTTTTTATAATTTTTTACCAAGTCATTACAAATATCATCCATTGTTTTTTTAACCTTATCCTTATTTTTAACTGTTGTCAAAGGTCCTTTAATTATTTCATTCTTAAAAGAATCCAACTTTGAACTATCAAGGAATATAGATGAAAATAACATATAAAAACGTATTTTAGCATGTTCAATTTTTTCTTCTTCAATACCTGTAGCACCATCATAATCCCCAATATTTTTTGTTATCGGTCTAAACACAACTGAATTTTCATTAAAGTCTTCTTCATTACTTAAAAGTTTACTTGTTTTCAATTCAGTATTGAAATCTTTTAATGTAGTACCCATTTTATTCAAGTCTAATAACAATTCGTCTTTAGTATTTAATGGAATCGGTGGAATATTACTCAAGGTACTAACTTGTGTTGTTCCAGACGTAAAATACGCTTTAGGTGTTAACCCATCAATAATTTTACCATCATAACCATTTTTCACAAAATTCAACTTGTTAATATTTTGTATTAAGTTTTGTTCTTCTAATATAATAGTTTGTATAATATTAGTATATTCATTTGAAAAAGTAGATTTCATATTTTTTATATATGACACCAAATTCTGTTGAATCATTTCAATAACATTATCAGTCTTAGGTTTAAACCCTTTTTTAATAAAATACGAATTTATCGGATTCACCGAATTCCCCTCAACAATATTAGTGTCATTTATTACGTATTCAAACAACTTATCAATTAAACCACTAGTTAATTGATTTGGTTTACCATATATAACAGATTGAACATCCCCAACACTACCATTAACATAATCACGAGTTTTATATGATACCAATTGTAAAAACCCATAATTATAGATTTTGTTCATTTTCTCCAATTGATCCGATATCGTTGTTATATATAACTTAACATTATCTAATTGTTTATCCATTATGGTTTGATAACTAATTTGACCTTGTTCACCCCCTGTGACTGGAATTGTAGTTTTAATTTCACCAATGGTATTACCCCCATTATTCACAACTTGTGATGTATTAATAGGTTTACCATTGTTTGATTGAGCCAATAAATTATCAACCAACATCTTATCTAATTTACTAGTATCTTCAGTAGGTGTTGCTCGTTCGTCATATATTTCAGTATTAGCATAATAATTAAACGATAACGCATTTTGTAGTTCATCAATCGGACCTTGTAATCCCATACCCCCAATAATTTTGAATCCTAACTGAACGTTTACAAGCATAGGTTGAACACCAATACCTTCAGGATTTAAATCATAATTCAATGGTTCATAAGTAAATGATAGTGTGTCAGGTACTATTTTAGTATGGAAATAATCACCTATCCTTAACACCAAAATTGGGGGTGCTCCGAATGAAGTGTTTATCGCATCTTTTTTAATAATATTACCTTTTTCATCCACCGTTGGAATTGTTTCACCAGGTCTTAAACATTGATTCAAAAAGGTCACCCTAGCATTTAACCCTTCAGGTGTCATTGAGTGAAATGCTGGATTGAAATATTTTATTTTTTGTGATAATGAATTATATATCATCGGATCACTACTTTTAATCATTTCAAAATAATCGCACTCCGATAACATTTTACGAATAATCTTTTTACTTATCCCATCCTTAATCTTTTTCTGAACATCAATTGTTGGTTCAGGTTTTGGATTAATAGTTGTAGTTAACTGTTCAATTGGTTCTGGTTCAGGTACTTGAGGTGTTGCTGGAGCAACAGCTTTAACTTCTAATCTAACCCTTCTACACGCCATCGCATCAACAGAATAAACATCCGCAATATTAACTAATGAACGTACCGCGTTGTTTGGTATAGTAGTTCTGTCATATATTTTACCATTGTAATAAATTTGAATATCTTTAGTACAGATAACGGTATTATTATCACCAGTATTATCATTAGCAAGAACCGTAGCACCTTCACCTTCAGGTGTTTCAATAATAGTTATTTTTTTATTATCAATAAATTCCTTAAGTGTCTTCCCACCAACTTGATAATTATTTAAGAATTTTTTAACCGAATCAATTCTTCTAGTTGATAAATTAATATTATAGTCTTTTTCAGCAACTGCTGATGCTGAACCAGTCAAGGTAATGGTCACCGTATTATTTTGTTCCATAGCCTTAAATAATTGTGAAATTAAATTAACTTCACCCTTAATTAATCTATCATAAGATGGAATAATATAATTATCAAAAAATGATTTAACATTTTTATTAGATTCATCAACAAATTTAACACTATTGGCTTTATTTACATATTTTGTTTGATTAGCGTCAGATATATACGAACTAATCAAATTTTCAAATGACGTTGATGAAGTTGTTGATAATGTTTTTGGATCTGGATAATCATTCTCAAAATAAAAATATTGGTTATCAAACATACTAAAATCAACCGGAGCAACCGGTGTACCACTCTGTTTATTAGTACCATCATCCGATGATGATTGACCAGTATTGTCTTTAGGTATATTCTTAATAACACCAACTCGTTCCTGACTAGTTAATCTAGGATTATTTAATATTTCTTGTATATCATATAATTCATTAACCGAAAAATTAGTATATTTCTTCGCCAATTCATATATATCAAATTTTGTACACCCCGCGAAAAATGAATTCAAAATTGAATCCTTCTTCTTCTCATCAATACCCTTCAATTGTTCATCCACAATTCTATTCATAACCGATGGTGAATCAACAATAATAGTCCAACTCAATGAACCACTTCTTGATGTATTCTTATATGTATATATCGGTTCAGGTCTACCAATAAACGAAGTACCCGGAAATTCCGCATTACTTGAATCCGAAAATTTAAGATTATATGGGGGAAACCACATCACTCTACCACCATTAGGACCTTTTTCACAAACAGGTAGTTCATCATATGTATAACCCGGTCTTGATGAAGTCCTCCATGCCAAATTCTCAATGGAAAACATATACTTTTTAGCATAAAAATCACCATTAGCATTTTGTACAATATTTGTTGAACCAGGATTTTTAAGTGGTGCGATGTTTAAGTTATATGTATTATCTAACACCGAATTAGTAAATCTTCTCCCAGATGTTGTTATACCATCACCCTTTTGTAAATCATTATATGTATAATATGGTGTATCTTTTGTAAATACACGACAATATTCAATCCCAGCTTCAGTACCATTTGTATTATCTTGATATGATACAACCCTTGAACCTTTTGTTAGTTCACGATAACCATCATTAAAAACTTTACTAACTTGATTAATCGCCGTACCTACGTGTCTTAATTTCTTTTCTCCCGCAACATTATCAGCCGACTCAACAATACGTTGTGTATTATCCAATATTGAATTTTGTTTAAACTCAATATTTGTTGATTGGTTTTGATTAATAACACTCTGAATTTGATTAAAATCACCATCCAAGGTACCCTTATTACCACCAGGTTTACCCTTATACCCAGAACCATCTTTACCCTTCGTTGAAGTCCAACTAAATTCACCATCAATACCACCACCTTGTCCCATTGGGTTAGCACCAAAGCCAAACTTAATCTTATCTTCATTACCCTCAAATAATTTACCCATAACGGATGGACCATATACATTCATCGGCACTTGTTGACCATATGAATTGGTTGGTATTTCATTCGATGGGGAAGTTATTGTAGAAGGTTCACTATTTTTATTACCAACATAATAACCACCATTTATCGTTCCATTATTTGGGTTAATAGCATTACCAATTGATTCTGTTACCGATTGAATTAATCCCTTATTGTAGGATGGTTGATATCTGTTATAATTAATATTGTTAAACAACGCAGATTGTTGACCATTACCAGTGTTCGCCAAAAATAATTGAGAAGGATTCCTAGTCTTATTTAAGATTGGACCCAAAAACCCACCAGTTAAATTATTAACAACATCCAACGCTTTAGATGTTTGTGAAGTCTGAACCCCATTATTTGTATTTTCATCAAAATAATCACCAGGAATAAAAGATACCGGCCAATAAGCCCCAGCAATACGTGTGGCAAAGTCCCCCGCCGCAGCGATAGGATTTTCTGGAACAGTTATTCGCCAATTTCTAGCGATAATAGGTTGTTTACCAGATAAGATTAAACTAATATCAAAAGGGTCTTGTAATGAAGCTAACGATAATTTACCAATAGTGTTTTTTTGTATTTCAATATCAATACGATCCTTAAATGTTTGATGTAATGTTTGAGCACCCAATTTCGCCAAATAGGAATCAGTACTAACACCCGTAGGTGTTGGTGTGAAAAATATTTGATAAGGTGAATATGTAGCGGGTACAAAATGGTCGTGATAAGGTATATGATACAATGGATTCATTAACTTAACATCAACACTATACAAATAGGTATAACCCCCATAGGGATTAAAACTATTTATAATATTAAATTGATTTAAGTACTTTGAACTTAGTTGAGGTAATTTAGCATCAGTCGCATCATATTCACCTTGATTTGGTGTTAAAGTATATGGGACTCCATTAAATGTAATACCGAAAGTATAACCACCATTAGGTCCAAACCCATTTAGTGGATATAATGAATTTAAGTATTTATGATATACAACATCATCAAAAGATATTGAATCCTTAACACTATAATTACTTAATATTGTTGGATAATTAGTCGGACCACCTGGGGGTGAAAACGCACCAGGTACATTATATGGTGCCAAGTTTTTAACTATTAACTTATCCCTATATTCTTGTGATGGGATAAATGATATTTTATCTGGTGAATCTTTAACACTATAATTATTAATAGGTACTTCATACACTGTTGGACCATTGGGTGGTGTATACGACCCTGGTACAACGTATTTAGGCAAATTCTTACCCATTAACTTATTTCTAAAATCACTTGACGATGTAAAGGATAAGGTACTATTTGGCATTCTATTACTTTATTTAATAAATAGCTTATTTATGTTTTTCAAGCGGTTAAGTTATAATTTGTTTTAACTTGACCCATTGTTTTACTTAATTCTTGAACCACCCCAGTATTACGTAAAGTTTCTTTAACAACCGCTAGAATTTTTTCATTATCTGTTCCTTGAGGAGCTGTAATATTAACGTTTAAGTTAATATCCGATGTGTTTTTATTTTCGTTAATTGTTGTATTTCTATTTTCAGTTAATCTAGTCCCACCAGCCATAACTAATTCATCTTCAGGTAATGTTTTAATGAGAAAATCTTCAGCATTTAGACTAACATTTGTTCCATTATTTTCAACCTGAATATTTGATAATTTAGGACTAATTGGAATTGTTGATTCAACTTTTTCAAGTACATTCCCAGTTGGTGTACCCTTAAATTGTTTTTCAGATTCATTAGCAACTGAAATCATCGCTTTATTCATATATTCAGTTAGTCTATTAACACCTTGACTGAATTGTTCCAATGAACCACTAGTATCACCTCTATATAATTTTTTAATACCTTCACCCAATAAACCGAAATCCGTTGTTAATTCCTCCCTTATATTTTTAACAGATAATTCTTTAACGTTGAATACTTTTGTTAATCTAGTACCAACCCCCCTTAATTCTGTTATAACTTTATTAACATCACCCATACCACCAATCGCATAACCAGTCCTATTAGCAGTTGCTTCCGACGCAATTTTAATTTTTGTTAAAGTATCTAATTGTTCTTCAGCCAATTCTTCCATTGATTTTGGTGCTTGAGGTTTTGATAAACGGTCAATATCATCTTGACTTAATTGGGTTATTGATTTTTCAACTTTTTCACCCTTTTCATCGGTCATTGAAATTTTATATTCACCACCCTTCAATTCGGCCATATTCGCCAACATCTTTTGTTGTTCATCGGATAAATTAAATTTGGTGGGGAATGTTATTTTACCCATCTTATCTTGAATTTCAGCGGTAGACTTGGCCATTTTAACCAAATTTTCATAATTAACACCAGTAGCTGTTGCGTATTCACGAATCACACGACGACCATAATCACTAATCTTAAATTGACCATCCGCAGCTTGTTGAACATATCGTTGAACGTCATCAGCCAAGACCTTTAACATTTCTTCGGGATTGTTTTGACTCAAGTCCATCAATCTTAATGGATTCAATAAATCCGCTTGTTGAGCTCCCAATCGTTGTAATGTTGCTGCCAAGGTTATCGCACTTTCAGGTTCAAACGCTCTATCTAACATAGTCTCAATTGACGATACATTAACTCGCATCATCGCCGCGTTAGCCGCCATTTTAGCTAAACCTTGAACACCATTTTCAAAACCATATTTATCTAACAACCCAATATTAGTAATAACTTGACTGCTAACCTCCTTAACATTAACCCCCATACTTCTAGCCACGTCAACAACCTTTTGTAGTTGATCACCAGATTGATATACTGAAAAACCAGCATCCTTAAAATTTTCAACAATAGTGGATGCGTCCATTCCTGTGACTTTACTCGCAGCATATAATTGTTGATAAGAATCCGACATTAGAATTAAATTTCGGTGTAATACATCCGAAATATCTATTTGAATGTTTTTAACATCATCAAAACCACCACCTAATGCTTGAACTTCTTTAACCGCATCGGTTAACCCTTGTTTAATCGCCAAAACATTATCACGACCAGTACCGAACTTATTAATAACTTCAGTTGCCGCGTCATCAACAGCACCTATTTGCCCAATAATTTTATCAATATTAATATTAGTTTCTATGTTTTTAGCAAAATCATCAAAAATGTTTTTTAATTGATCTTTAGCGTTATTAATACTATTTTGAAATATATTTCCCTCGTCAGCCATAATAATTTTCTTATATAAAATAAATATGCCGAAGGGTTATTATTCCTTCGGCGTATTATTGTCAATGATTTTATTGATTAAGTATTTCCGAATATATGTTGGTAATGTTAAAAATTCATTGTATGAAGTCCTTAAAAACTTCGCCATTAAATAAAATTCATCCAACAGATACGTAGCATAATTAGAAGAAAGGGCGAAAAAACTCAACCCCAAAAGTAATGTTAAACACTACTCTTTCTCCTGATGGGGCTATTACACTTCTCGTTAAATCTAACGAAGGTTGGTTTTTATTTAAGAATTCACGAATATATTTGGAATCCATAATCGGCATTGATTCAACGAATTTAGAAATGACCATTTTATCATCATTACCATCAATAGATACAATCTGTTTGTTTAATTTCCAAGTTATCGTTGGAACAATTCTCCCTTGAGGATATGATTCCGCTAACTTATCTAACTCAACAACTTCACCATAACTCAATAATCTTAATTTCACCGTTGAACCAGATTTAGGTAAAATAGTTGTGAAATAACCATCTTCATCTGGTTGAACTTCCGTTTTTTTGAAGTCAATAGCATCTAAAATTTCTGTATGATCAAATGATTTACCAGTTTGAGGGTCTCTAAGAACTAAATTATATTCTGGACCAAATGATGTATTTCGTAAATACAATAGTATCGTTTGAATATCACCCTCAATCATTTCTTCAGGTCTTAAGTCATGTTCATACAACTTATTTCTAACCAATGTTAAAACGATATTGTCAGAATTATTCCTCGTTGAATTCAATAATAAATTTTCGTCAGTAGCAGTTAAAAACCCAATTTTAACCGATTTCTTTTTTGATTTATAGAATTTACCTCCAGACGGTAAAGGTACAACGTCGTGGGGTAATGTAAAATTCTCCGTAGCTGCCTGTAATAGCTGATTATCCATATATTAATTTTTTACAAAAAACATAATTAAAAAAGTCAAATAATCAATGAATTTTTATTAATTTCGTTGAATAAAATATTATATGAAAAAATTGTTAAAACTATTGACTTATCAAAATTAATTACCTACTTAATAAATATATAATTATATTATATATATATATAATTATATTAATATATACTAGTATATATTAATATAACCCATTCTATAACCAATTTAATAATATATTATAATATTATTTATTTTATAATTAATTATTAATATATTATTATAATAGGGGAATTCCTATCGGATTAGTATGATAAATATTTGACTTTTACAAATATCAATTCTAATAGATTATAAATCCAAAGCTATAAATTCATATGGATTAAACTCTAATATGGTCTTAAAATTAACGTTTGGTAGTTAAAATAAGGTTTATAGTAGTTTTTTAATTCTGTTAAAAATAAAATTCTCTAGTAATGATTCTGATTCATCTTGTTTTTCACCACTTATTTTTATTTTATTTTTACCACCACTAGAAGTATCAATAACTGTAAATTCAATTTCAGGAAATTCATTGGTTAATTCATTTTGAATATATTCAATCATACCCTCAACATTTTTCTTATCATCATCGGAAAAACCAACTTGGATGGATTTATACGTACCATCTACGATATATTTCTTAACTTGATTATAAATGTAATAGACGAAATCCCTTAAAGCTAATTGTTTATTATACTCTGGGGATGACGCTCCTTTACTTGAATCTAACATAGCTTTAACACCAAATTCTTTTGACGATACAGGATAATACCTCCCTTTAACTCGTAAATAAACATCAATAAATTGTTCAAAACTATTAAGTTGTTTTGTTTTATATATTTTTTCTAAATCACCTTCACGTTCAAAAACTTTTTTAATATTTTTAACCATTTCAACCTTTTCTTCATCGGTTAAAACAATATCTATAAATATTTTAACACCTTGTTTAATGATTTTCGGACTATGACCTCTAGCTGTTATAATGGCAAAGGGGTTTGCGTTTATTAATGTTTTCTTTAAGTCGTTAAAACTAGGAGAAAATTGATTTTTTTCAATCGCTTTTTTAGTATCGTTTAAAAATGTATCTGGTAATGTAAAATCAATAAATGCCTCTTGAAAATCATTATTTCTAGGTCTATAGTTAGGATTGGATCTAATTATAGCAAATTCTTCAGTTGACACATCAATAGGTTGCCATTTTTCTTTACCTTTACTACCAACAACTTTTTTATCCATTTTAATAGTTGTGGGCATACCTAAAATATTATCATCCCAATCTAATGAATATAATTGTAAATTATGATTTTCACTATATTCTCTTAACACTTTAATAATTTTTTTCTTCTCCATATTCATAAATAGTTTATTAAATAAAAAATGGGGGTTAATTCACCCCCCATTTTTTTATGTTTTTTATTTTTAGATGTTGTCAAAAGACGCTCCAGATGGAGTAATATAGAATGTTATATCGATAAATTCAAGCGATGAGGACGGCTTGATATACACCTTCCCAGTCATTTGATTACGATCCAAATCAGCAGAATCAGACGATACCTCAACTCTGAAATCGTATAATCCACGATCACGTCTAATTGAGTCTAAAATTGGATTTACCGCATTCAAAAAGTCTTGTCTAACCTTGTCATCGTTTTGTTCGAATAAAAGCCTTACAGACACCGCAGAAATCAATTTACGAGCTTGTAATAACAATCTTCTAACGTTCATTCTGTTTAGTGCAGAATCTTTAACTTGAAGTGTTTTATTACCCCAAATCACAGTACCAACATCTGAGAATGTAGCAATTGGGTTTATTCTACCATTGTACAATACATCACGATCTTCTTGAGTTAACTTTTTACGAGCTTTAATTGAATTAACAATACCTCTAGTATAACCTGCCGCAGCAAACCAAGGGAATGAAATATTATCAGTTAAAGCAATATTTCTAACAACTTCAGCTGTTGGTGGTAAATAAAGTTGTGTATTGTTATCAGTATCTTTTGTCAATACCCACGGATAATAAGTTGAAGTATAATTTGAATCAAGACCAATATTTTCTAGTTCATCAACCGCTTCTTGAGGGTAAATTAATTCAGATGTTCCAGCATTAGGTGTTAACATATTATAATCTGGTGTTGTTGTAATATAAATTGAATCCGCACGATCATTTTCAATCATATCTACCACTTCTTCAACCAAATCAGAATTGTATTTATAATCAATACCTGGTGATACAAATACGTTGATGTTTACTGCTTCAGGATTAGCAAAAGTTTTATAACCTAACAAGTATGCGTAATAATCTGAATTACCCCAATCTTGAGTATTATCACCAACAGTGATTTGTTTGAACGCACCCCATCCAGTCGCGTTAGGGTATTTAACCGAACAAGTTGGGTTAAATCCTTTTAAGAAACCAGATCTACCAATTTTATATTTATCTTCGTTAGTTCTACGTTCTCTGTAGATATCCCAACCATCAAAACCACCAGCTACAAGTAAAGTAAATTTACGAGCAAATAATCTATAATAAGGGTTTGATTCATCTGTTGGATCAGAAGTAAACTCAGCATTACCAACGTAATAAGCACTTTCACCACTAGTTGTATAACCATTAGGAATTGTTATTGATGCTGCGTTGATATCCATATGGAATCCTTTTGTTTTATATAACCAAGCATCACCAGTTGTATCACAAGGTGATAATGGTGATTGTTTTCCTTTATAAGTAAACATACTAATATCCACACCTATTTTGTCAGAAATACCTAAATAAGTACGTTTAACATTATCACCATTACTAATAGTTTTGTTATCACCACCAGTTGTAAACCCAAAAGGAGGGTTAAATATTTCTTCACCAGGGAAATCATATTTAGTCTTATAAATTGGGAATGAAGGTTTAGCTTCAGCATATTGTCTATTTTCATATCCTTCAAAACCACAAGGTAAAGCATCAATTGGTGCGTTTTCATTAACCTCAATCATGATAAGTTTAGAGTTTAATTGATATTCACCATCAGTAGTACCGATTTTTTTAGCAATATAACCATTATCACTTGGATTCATATTACAATTTGTGAATTTCTCTAAAACAACTGGATTTTCATCTGTATCAAAGAAATCACGTACCAATACATCAAATGAACCATTACCAAATGAAATGTTTGTGATTGAAACCTTAACTTCAGTGTTAGCTCCTTCACCATCTGAAATAGTTGTGAATCTAAATAATTCAAAAACTTTACTACCACGTAGTTCAGATACCACCCATGGTGATGATGGTGTTTGATATTGTTCAAGATACCAACCAATTGAAGATGAATCTAAATCCCTTGCTTCAGGTAAAGCTGTTAATTCACAATTTAATCCACGGATATATCCTTTTTTATAAGCATAATTTAATAAAGCAGGATAATTTTCTTCAACAAATAATGGAACAGATTTTTTATCTTTACCGAAATTTGTTGTTCCAAATACTTTTGAAATATATTGAGTGTCTGAATTCATGAATGATGATTCAAAAGTGAAATTAGTTCCATCAATATTTTTAACATTCAAAGCGAATTTAGCAAATGGGTTTTTATACACACCTGAATATTGTCCAGTACATACCATTGATACATCTGTTAATCCAGATACTTCATAAATCGCACCCGAACCATCAACGTTATTACCTCTAGATCTTAATGTTGCGATAACTAAATCATCATAATTAGTATAAGCCATACCAGAATAAACGAATATAGTACCCATTAAATTCCCTGTATAACAATCTGTTGGTTTTAATGTAGTCGTTGTTGTAGTAGTCGTAGTTCCTGTTGGAGCACAAGGGTTAGTTGTTGTGGTTGTGGTTGTTGTATGGATAGTTGTTGTTGTAGTTACCGGAATTAATGTTAATCCATCAACCACCGAGAAAAACGAATATCCAGAATAACTAGCATTCCCATTATTATCAAATAATGAATAATACCATGGGTCATTTTTAGGTGATGAAAAATCAATAACTGAAGCATCAACTGACTCCGCACCATATACATTTGTTGAAGCAGTAAACCCTAAATTAGTCATCGCCGAATATATAGTTCCAGGTATAGCACCAAAATAACTAATTGAATCCCCTTCACTACTTGGTGTATTAATAACATCAAAAATTTGACTTTTTAAGTCAAAAGATAAACTAGATGTTGAACCATCAAATTGTTCATATTGACTATTTAATTTCATTAATATTTCAGCAGGAATTGCTGTTTGGTCTAAAATAATTGAATTAATATCATTATTACAACCAGTAAATGGAATTAAGAAGTCAATTGTTTCAATTTCAACACATTGTTCAACACAATCAATAGTTGTAGCACTAACACAATTAAAATCAATTGTTGAAGGATCAACATTTGCTTTAGTTGTAATAGTCCAAGATGGACCAGCATCATATCCAGATAGTCCTAATACTCTGGTTACGAATAATTGGTTTGATTGTTGTAAATATGATTTCGCGATATACGCCGCTTCATATTTAGGAATTTGTGTATTTACAAATTTTTCAGGTGATGTTCCTCCAAAATAAGTTCTGAATTCATCGTAGTTGCGAATAAATATTGGTTCAAAAGCAGGTCCCTTTAAGGTTTCACCTACCATCCCCAACGTCGTTACACCAACGCTCTGAGCTACATAACTTAAATCAACCTCTGAAGTATAAACACCTGGCGATACAAATACTTTACTGTTTGTTGATGTTGCCATTATCTTTTTAGGTTTTTAATTTTTATTTATTTTTTATATAAATATCAACGAAAATCCCAAAGTGCTTTTTTAATTATCAACTATTTATAAAAAAAGAAGAAAAAAATATAGTATGGAAAATAAAGATAAAGAAATCAAAAACTTGAAAATTTCTAAAGATACACACGAAGTACTAAAAAAGTATTGTGAAAAAAGGGGGATTAAAATCTACTGGTTTTTAGAAAAACTTATCCTTGAAAAATGTTCGGAAAATAAAGATATCTATGGTGAAGATTAAACTAACTTAACCTGTAGTTTAATTGTGGACACAATATTATCATCCAATTTTTCAACATCAATTCTTAATACATCATTTGTATTAACTTGAATCGTATTGATATCATTTCCATAATAATCATCGTTTATATAAACATCATAGTTATCAACATTAATAGATTCCACCACCGTTAAATTGGCGGTATAATAAATCACTTGTTGTTTAACAAAATCACCCAAGTCATATTCAAAAGTTATTTCATTAGATTCATTGATAAGATCGTCTTTTCTTTTTGAACGTTTTTTAGGTTCTTTATCTATTTCATACATCGTTAATACTCTACTTATCGCCGGTGATACCTCAAATTCATTCTCGTCAATTAAAAATCCCAACATCGTGAATTCATAACTCTGGATATAATATTTTCTTT